TTTTGCCTGCAATTAGTATTGAGTCTAGTATAAGCAAAAGAGAGATTACACGCATATTTAGAAAAAACCAGTTAGGAATACTCAAAACAATGACAATCGGACACCTGCATTATATTTATTTTTTGGTAAATTCAAACGAAAATTAATACATTTGTTCCGATGTTTAAGTTCAACCCCTGCGTGTTTTACCTATTTCACGTGGGGGTTATTTAAACACAAAAATTTAAACATTATGAAAGACAAGCAAAACGATTTATTGATATATGGTAAAGAATACAGACTTTACAGAAACGGCGAATTTATAGGAACCGCAGTTTACACGGATGATCCTAATATTGGCGATTCATTTATAAATGAGCAATCAAATGGAACCTTTGAGGTTTTTATAGCGGACGAATTGTATTTTAACAATTGATTTATGAAAAAAGCACGCTTAATTTTAGGAATGATTTTATTACCAGTATTCGCAGTGATATACTTTATCGATCGCGCTTTATTGTTAATCATGCCATGGATAGAACAATCCAACATTAAAAAATGGTTCTCAGGCACTAAAGAAATGACAGCCTCGTTTATACGCGTTTTAACGCTGTTAATATGTTATGGGGTGTATTCACTTATAAACTGGTTTATCTAAGCTAAAAACGAACTAATGAACATCAAAACACGCATTCAGAAACTAAAGAGAAAACTTAGATACTTATTCCTAACAGATACAGAAAAAAGAATGATGTCACTATCTGCAAAAATTACGGATGAATACATACAAAATAGAAAATTCCGACGTCTTATTATAAAATGCGGATTTGATGAGACTATTGAAAAAATGCTAAAAGAATGGGGGACAAAAAACAAATCCTATTAGGGGACACATTAGAAACAATATTCAAACGCATGGGAGTTGATTACGTGGTGCATAAAGTAGTTAAAAACTGCAATTGCAACAAAAGAAAAGACGCTTTAAACAAAGTTAATTTTCGAATAATTAAACCAAAAAACACGCATAATTCATGAAAACAGAAAAAGTAAAAATAACCGAAATAAACGGTAATAAATCAAACCCGCGAATCATTAAAGACGACAAGTTTAAAAAGCTGGTTCAGTCAATCAAAGATTTTCCGCAAATGTTAGAAATTCGTCCCATTGTAGTGGATGAGGAAAACGTTGTTTTAGGTGGCAACATGCGATTAAAAGCCTGCAAAGAAGCTGGGTTAAAAGAAGTGTTTATAATGCGCGCAAACGATCTAACAGACGAACAAAAACAAGAATTCATTATTAAGGACAATGTAGGATTTGGAGAATGGGACTGGGATCAATTAGCTAATGAATGGGACGCTGACAAATTAGAAGACTGGGGACTTGATTTACCGATTGATTTACACGCAGAAGAACTAGAAGCTGAAGAAGACGATTACAGCGTTCCTGATGGTGGAATTGAAACAGACATTGTACTTGGTGATTTATTCGAAATAGGAGAACATCGTTTACTGTGTGGGGACAGCACCGACAGCGACCAAGTGGCAAAGCTAATGAATGGCAGTAAAGCGGATATGGTTTTTACAGATCCACCTTACAATGTTAATTTTGTTGGTCAAGAATTAAGTAATACAACAAAAGATGGAATTGAAGTATTGGGACATAAAGGAGCAAACTCTAAGCATGATAAAATTAAAAATGATTCAATGCCAGATGACGAGTTTATGGAGTTTATAAAAGAGGTTTTATCAAATGTTTTATTATTTAACAAAGGTGCATGGTATTTTAGTTTTTGCGATTTAAAATTAGATTTATTACTTACTCCTCTAAAAGAGATGGGGTTTAATTGGAAGTCTATTATAATTTGGGTTAAAAATCAGGCAACATTAAGTGGTAAAGATTATAAAAGCAGATACGAGCCAATTGTTTATGGATGTCCAGAAAATTCATTTTATGGTGAAAGGTATAAGCAAGAAGATATATGGGAATTTCAGAGAACTTTAAAAAATGATTTACACCCAACCATGAAACCTATACCATTAATTGAAAACGCGTTAAATAATTCAAGTAAAGTAAATGGTTTAGTTTTAGATTTATTTCTTGGTTCAGGATCAACAATGGTAGCTTCACATCAACTTAAACGCAAATGTTATGGTATGGAACTCGACCCGAAATATTGCCAAGTAATAATTGACCGAATGAAAAAACTGGATTCAAGTTTAGTAATTAAACGCAATGGAGAAATAATTTGAAAATAATTTGATAAGATGCCAAACCCAGAAAATATAAAACCACCGAAAAAAGGTGAAGTAAGAAATCCAAACGGACGACCTAAAGGATCAAAGAACCGAAGCACAATTGCGCGTAAATGGTTAGAAGTTAATCAGTCTTTAAAGAACCCTTTAACGTCCGAAACTGAAACAATGAGCCAAGAGGATTTGATGACCTTAGCGCTGATTAAAAAGGCACGTGAGGGTGATGTTAACGCGTATAAAGCCCTTATGGATTCAGGTTACGGCGCACCTATTCAGCAAATAGAACAGACCAGCATGGAGGTTGACCTTTCAGACCTTACAACTGATGAAATAAAAGAACTTTTAAAGGGTGATGAATAATGAAAAGAAAGAATTTGCACGCGAATTGCTCAAAAGGGAACTTTGCAGGCGATCATTATGGGACTTTTGTTGTTATTACGATGCTGATTTCTTTAGTAAAAGACCTTTTTTGCGTGAAATTGCGGACGCTTTCCAAGAAATTGAAGAAAAAACAATCAAAAGTTTAAGCGTTTCTTTGCCCCCTAGAGCTGGCAAGTCTTACATTACTTCGTTATTTTGCGCGTGGACTATCGGACGAAACCCAGTTAAGTCAGTAATGCGCAACACGTGTACGGCAACCCTATTCCTGAAATTCAGTTACGATGTTAGGACAATAGTCAAATCGGACGCGTGGAAACGAATATTTCCAAACGTTCACCTTTCAGACGATAAAAGCAACCTTCAGGGCTGGAACACAAATCACTCCAAACAAGTGGGTTATTTTGGTGCTGGGGTTGGGGGTACCATTATCGGATTCGGAGCCTCTAATGTAGCGATTACGGATGACCTTTACAGAGGTATTGAAGATGCTTTAAGCGACACTGTAAACGATCGAATAATACAATGGAAAGAAAGTACACATGATTCACGTTTTGAAAGCGGTTGCGCGCGTATTGATATAGGTACACGCTGGAGTTTAAACGACGTAATCGGTCGAAATATAGAATCACAGATATACGATAAATCAATAATTGTAAGCGCCTTAACTGATGAGGGGCAATCCTTTTGTGAGGACGTATTAACAACGGCTGAATACACGGAAAAAAAGAAGCGAACGGCACCCGAAATATGGGCGGCTGAATACCAACAAACGCCAGTTGATATGCAAGGGCGATTGTTCAACGACATTAAGTTTATGCCTAAAGAAGAATTTGAAAAATTCAAAGAAACAAATCAAATTGAGGGTTGCATAGGTTACGTTGATGTCAGCGACCAAGGAACAGATTATACAGCGGTGGCAATTGGAGCAGTTATAAACAAAAAACTGTTCATTGTTGACTATCTAATGACTCGCGATAACACCGATATAACGATTCCGCAAACCGCCGCGCTTTTAAACAAATGGAACGTTGCGTATTGCAGGGTTGAATCCAACAGTATGGGTGCAATGTTTGGAAGACAATTACAGCTGTTGACAAAAACACGAATCCTGCAGGTGCATAACACGCAAAACAAAATGACTCGCATAATAATGAATTCAGCCTACATAATGAACACAATGATATTTGTACGCAATGAAGACAATCAAAGCGAGTTATTTATTCAAAATATGCTTAGTTTTAGCAAGGAAGGACGTAATAAAAACGACGACGCGCCAGATTGTTTAGCAGGATTGAGTATTTTTGTGCAGTCAATGTTTAAAAATTTAACGTAACTTTGCTTAAATTCTAATCAATTAGGAATGGAAATAAATTTTTTGGAGGCGTTTTTTGGTATTAATTCGGGGCAACAGAACCGTTTTATTAATCAATTCAACCGTTTAAGACCTATACAAAACCAAGTCTGGGGTGTTAAGAACGCAATTTGGATCGATACCAATAACGCGTGGGAATGGTTTCTAACTATTCCTGAATTCAGAGCCGTTGTTGATAAACGCGCATCAATGATGGCTTCAAACGTTCCTAAATTATACGATGCAAACGGCGACGAAATTACAAACCACTGGTTTTTGGACATGGTAAAACACCCGAACCCCACACAATCATGGGCGGACGTTGTTTATTCATTATCAGTAAACGATGCGCTGTATTCAAACGCGTTCGGATATTGTCCGGTTAGATCCATGAATCAAAGGAATTTATTCGTGCCACTCCCTTCCGACAAAATACAGATTCAAACATCAGGGAAAACGTTAAAACAAATGGATTTGAACGGCTTAATTGATAGCTACAAATTCAGATATGACGACGGCGAAATTGAAACACTGGCAGTTGAGGATATAATTTATTTGGCTACTATGGACGGAATGAACATTGTAAAGCCAACCAGCCGCATTGACGCGTTAAAGTATCCATTGAGTAACATCAAAGCAAGTTACCACAAAAGAAACGTACTACTTGAAAATATTGGAGCCATTGGTATATTGTCAGCTCAAAACTCAGACATGGGCGGGGCAATTCCAATGACTCCTGAAGAAAAAAGAACGATACAACGCGATTGGTTTAACCGTTCAAAAGATGAGGTTATAATTACAGAAAGCCAAGTTAATTGGCAGTCAATGAGCTACCCAACGCGTGATTTGATGTTGTTTGAAGAGTTGAACGCCGACAAAATGGCAATCATTGACGCGTATGGGTTGAACGCAAACCTATTCAGTAGCGAAAAGGGCAGCACATTCAGCAACGTTCAGGACTCAATTCGTATGGTTTACACCGATACAATTATTCCTGAAACACAACAAATGTATGACGCAATTTGCCACCAATTAGGACTAGACAAAGAAGGCATTTACATTGAGGCTTCATTTGATCATTTGCCAGTCTTACAACGTGATGAATTAACAGAAAACCAAGCATTAAACAGCAAGGTCAACACATACAATTTATTACTGCAGGACGGAATTATAAGTAAGGAACAATTTGCAAGTGAATTAGGGTTTGAATTACAGCCTATTGACAAAGCGGAAGCACAGCAAAACGGATTAATACAAGCACAAACGGAATTACGTGGAACTGTTGGAGGTTTAAATGGTATTATTGCAATCAATACGGCTGTATCATTAAACCAAATGTCACGCGATACTGCAGTTAATACACTGGTAAATTATTACGGTTACGATCGAATCGTTGCAGAATCAATGATTACTGCAGTTCCTGAAGTGATAACAACACCAAATAATTTTTAAGCATGAAAACAAACACATACCAAACCAAAGGCGCAGCCGAAATAAAAGACATTAGCTCAGATAAACGCCAAGTGGCAATATATTTGGCTAAGTTCGACAATATCGACTCAGATAATGACATGATCAAAAAGGGAGCGTTTGCAAAGTCTATACAAGAACGCGGACCAGATGCAACCAGTAACAGAAAAATTGCGTTTCTACGGTGGCATGATTGGGAGAAACCGATAGGAAAATTCCTTGCTTTGGGTGAGGATGACTACGGACTTTTTGCAGTTAGTCAATTAGGCACAAGCCAATTGGGCGAAGACGCTTGGAGAGATTACGAAGACGGAATTATACGTGAGCATTCGATAGGTTTTCAATACATTCAAGACAAAATGCGCTGGATTGACGACGAAAATACACCTGCGAAAGGTTACTGGATGGTAAGCGAAGTGAAATTATATGAAGGTTCTGCGGTTACGTTTGGCGCTAACAGTGAAACAAACGTTATTGACGTAATGAAAAGCGAGGATAAAGTAGAAAAAGCTGTTAAAATGGCTGCAGAAATTGACTTGCTTATAAAAGGATTGGCAAACGGTAAAGGATCCGACGAACGCCTTTTTGAAATGGAAATGAAATTAAAATATTTGAACAGTCAAATGTTAATACTCGCAAAAAGTGAGCCGTTCGTAAAAGAACATTCGCCGATTATCGAGCCAATAATAACAAATGAGCCGTTCAATTGGAGTGATGTAATAAATAAATTTTAAAACAAAAAACACATTTAAAAATGGAAAATTTAACACCAGAACAAGTAGTTGAAAAAATCAACGAAAAGTTCAACACAGCGTTGGAAGGAATGCCAACAAAAGGAGATTTAGATTCTTTAAAGTCAGACGTTGAAACGTTGAAAACTTTGGAGGCTAAAAGTCAAGAAATCGAAAAAGCAATTGCACGTTTTGAGGGTAAAATGGAAGCAATGGCTGAAAAAGGTTTCAAATCAGAAAAAGCACCTCGTTCAATGGGTGAGGCTATTTCAAAGGCTTATGTTGATAACATCGAAAAAATCAAAGAAACAGCTGAAAAAGGTGGCGTTATGTCATTAGAGACTAAAGCGTTATATGACACAACAATCGACGGTGATTATACTGGGAATGTTGCATTGTCTACTTTGGAGGCTGGAGTTTCTAAAATTGCACGTCCGATAATCAAAATTCGTGACATTGTAAACATGGGAATTACAAACTCAAAGTTTGTTACGTACATTTCACAAAAAGTTCAAACGGCTTCGGCATGGGTTGATGAGGCTGGAGAAAAAGTTTCAGGTCAACCTTCATATGAAGAAATTTCAGAAGAGGTTAAGAAAATCGCTGGAACGGTTAAAATTTCAAAAGAAATGTTAGCAGATTT